ATGTATTTTAATTTAGGAACATCAGAAAACCTATATACCATAGGTTCTTATCCACAAATTTCACAAACTGAGAATAACATTTTTAACTCTCCTTTTTCTACACAAAGAATTAATTATGGGAACATTCCTAATGAAATTCCTTATTTAGAGTTAGAGTTTTATAAGAATGCTAAAATTACAGATATGTTGAGCAGTACAACACCTTATTTTGGTCTAATTATTAATGTAAAGTTAAAAAATCTTTTAGAACAGTTTAATATCCCTAAATATATAATCCGCAAAACGAAATGTACCAAAAATTAAAACGAAATGTACATTTTTTGAGCGGTGGTTGAGCGGGACAAAAGTAATAAAAAACACGGATATGCGGTATAGCTATCCGTGTTTTTTTTATGTACTATGCCTTTATAACCTATCGGGTAACATTAATAGATCGGGTTTGTAAATGTCTTTTACTTCAGTACTTGGTTCAAAGGTGTCTACATCTTGGCGTTGGGGTATTTTGGTGTATATGCCATTGGCTACTTCGGTGAGGGCTTTGTCCATTAGGCGTATGCCCATTGGTAGTAGTTCTTTCTGCCATAGTTCCTTTGCAGCTTCTTTGGGTGGTTTGGCGTATAGCTTGGGTGGTATCCAACACCAGTCTTGGCATAGTATATCGCCTCTATCTATACCCGCATTGAGCCAATAAACGCTCCCACCAGCTACTATATCACGCATTCGGATTGCCCACTCAATAGCTGAGCGTCCTCGATGTCGGGGTAAAAGGCTGGGGTGATAACCTATCCACCCTAAGCGAGTTTTGTAGCGGGTTCGCTTGCCTATATAGTCGAATGAATGAACGGTTATGCCTAAATCTACCCCAGTGGGCATAGTGTCGTAGGTAAGCATCCCCGCAGGTAATATAGGTATGTTGTGTAGCTTAGCCAAACGCCCGATATACTTATCGTCTAAGGGGCAACATACGCCTACTACTTCATAGCCTTTGGCAAGGCATAGGGATAGAATTTCCTGCCCAAAATACTTTTGTCCGCTGATAAATACTTTAAACTTTTGCTTCATTTTTATTATCTTCTATTGTTTTTTCTGTGATTTGCCCTAAGTATTTAAAGCCTTGTACGGCTCTGAAATGACCTCCGTAGCCTGCTACCATTACCTTTTCACCTTGAATAGGTTTGCAGGTTTTTATCATTGAGGCTCGGCTTCGGGCTTTGTTATCTCCGTGCAATTTAGCGGAGGTTTGTTCCCATTTATTAGAATGGCGAAGGTAGTTGCACAGTTGGGGGTGTGAGGTATGAAAAAAAGTGTGTAGTTTGCGATTACAACGCCCGTTGCCCTCCAAATGGTACTGCATTACAAAGTTGAGAAATTGGGTACCTACGCCCGCTCCTTGCCATTCGGGCATTACTACTAATCGGGTAGCACGGTAGGCATTGGCTGTGAATAGTGGAGCGACAGCAACGTGGCAAACAAGTTCACCATTGACTGTACCGACAAAGTATTCAGCACAAGGAGGATGTGGCAAATCTAAATAGTAATGCTCTTTAAAATAACGCCAGTAACTTCCGTTTGCCTTCCAAACTTGGAGTTCAATAGGAGGTCGTTTTTGGACTTTTTTTTTACTTCTGATACTCTCGTATCATATACCCAATCGGGTTGCAGCCATTCGATTATATCATAATGACAGGATAACAGAATGATTTGTCGATTAGGCACGCGTCTCCACGCTTTGGCAAATGCCGAAGCCCCTATTTTGGCGATTTGGCGGTCGATTACAGAGGTAAATTCGTCTACTATTACCTTGTTGGGGGCATCACAAATGAGGCGCGCTAAACCCGCACGAAACTGCTCGCCATTACTGAGGACTTTGAATGGGCGCAACCAAGCGGGTACATCGCCGAGCCCTACAGCTGAAAGAGCAGAGGTTACTTCGTTCATTGACTTATCGGGGGCAATATCCTCAATAATGGGTAGGCTCGGGTTCCATCCTTCGGTGAGGTTGGTTATACCGCTATCCCATATTTGTTTGCCTATAGAAGTTTTGCCGCTTCCTGAGGGGCCTACGATAAGCCCTATTTGCCAATCTTTGTCTTCTATGGGTAGGTTGGCGGTGTGTTCCCATGTGTGCCCATTTTCGGCATTGAAAAGGGACTTTACTTTTTCGGCGCGAAAGGTTTTGAAGTTTTCGCTGGTGTGTTTGATTTTGATTTCCATTATACGCTTACTACTTTAAGGTTAGTAAACCCCATTTTTTGGAGTTTCTCGAATAGTTCTTTTTGTTCTTGTTCGCTACTTACTTTGATGATGATAGCGTGCTGTTCTTTGTACTTGAATTTTGCCATTTGTTATTTTGTTTTTGTAATTCAGAAAATAGTTGTACTTTTGCAACTCTCACCTCATAAAACATAAAAGCCCACTGGTACAGAAGACATATTGTCCTCCGTAGCCAGTGGGCGTGTTTTTAAATGGGGTGAGAGCCTTTAAAAAGCGGAGGACATTTTTTTTACCGCTTGTCCTCCTATTTTAGCAGTGCTTTAAAAGCGTTTTAAAAGCTGTTTAATTTGTTATTAAATCTTCCACCGAAACGGCTTAAACTTCCAAATGATAAATACTAAAACTGCAATAAGCAATAGCCAAAGGATGTGCCTTACGGGGTTTTTGTTTACTTCTTTGCTTACTTGCTTATGTTGGGTATATTTGTGCTTTTGTGCTTCGGTTTTTGTCTGTATCTTCGTATTATATAAAAGGGCACTGTCAGCCTGCTGGTAGCTCTTAGAATGGGTGTTTGTAGCTTTAATCTTTACCTTTCCGTTGAGTACTCTTATAACTTCATTATCACCGTCACGAATGCGGGTGTAGATGAGTTCACGGGGGTTGCCTATACTATCGGTAAGGCTTTCTAATTCAAGCTCAAAGGATGAGTCTGACAGGTCGGACAAGTCCGTTTTGCGACCCTTATAGGCAAAGAGCTGTGAACTATCCTTATAATGAATGAAGTGCTCTTTCTGTACTTGCTTTTGCTCGTGGCTTTCTACCTTGCGGGTACGACAACCTACCAAGGAAAGGAACGCCAATAATAATAGGGCTAATTTTCTCATTTGCTAATTGATTTATATTCGTCTTTGGCATTAAAACACGGACAAGCTTTAGCTACACCAGGGAAGTCTCTATGACCTAAGATTTCAGCTTGTGGGTACAAAGCCTTTAACTCTTTTAGGAGCTTTTTTAAGGCTTCTTTTTGGGCTGGCGTACGGGTGTCTTTGGGTTGGAGGGTGTTTTTGTCGATACCTCCAATGTAGCAAATGCCGATGCTGTCCTTGTTGTGGTTGGTTACGTGGGCAGGTATCTTGTTCACGTCTCTACCCTCTTCCACCGTGCCGTCGAGGCGTACGATGTAGTTATAACCTATCTCATTAAAGCCGCGTTGGCGGTGCCAAAGGTCGATGTCTTGGGCGGTGTGCTCTCTGCCCTCTGGTGTAGCGGAGCAGTGAACGACAAGGTAGTGAATGTTGCGGGTACTTTTTTTCATTGCTTATAGTATTAAAGTGAATAATAAGACAAGAGCTATAGCTATAGCCAATGGGTTTACCCATACTACCCAACGGGCGTTGTATTGTGTAGGTGTATTGCTATTATCCCCTAAGAGTTGCTGGTACTGCCAGCATTGGGTGCTATCCATTAAGGGTATATCAGCTTTGGTAAGAGGTGAAAAGTGAAAATACCCAAAGCCAAAGAAACAAGCTACAGCTAACAAAGGCAATACCACGTAAAGCCAGCTATAAAGCTCGGCACAAACAATAAGTCCTCCGATAAGAATTAAGGGTAAGATGATGTTAGCGGAGCGGGTAAAACTTCTTGTTTTACCTGCAAATGGCACTATATAACTGAGTGCAAATAATTTGATGATGTGTTTTCTGATTTCCATAGTTTTTAGTCATTAAGGTTGCTGAATTATATATCCCGCATTCATCAATGTATTTTCAATTGCCTCAATCTTTCTATTAATCTCTTCTGCGTTGAAATCGCCTAAACTGTTTAACTTAGAGGACAAATCTTTACCATTGACTAATAGCTTATTAGCTCTAATACTTAATTCTTCGGCATAAATATCCATTTTTTTTCCTGCGTGAGAATACTCTTCAGAACTTTGTTGTAGATTCTTAGCTCTAATAGATGTAGTTTCAGAGTTGATATCTACGGTTTCCTCACTCACAATAAGGTATTCCCCTCTCTGTCCATTAGCTCCTGTTATATTAACACCTCCTCTATTTCTAATATTTACTAAACTCTCTGCAAATATCTCTACACATTCCCCATCAAAGCGAACCCCCTTATTTGTTTTGTTTGGGAGGTTATAAAAGTAAATAGCTTCCTTGATGCTTGACCAAAGGCTATCTTTTTTATCTACCTTCCCTATAAGCAACTGCTCCAAGTTCTTATTGTTCTTCACTTGGGCAGCGATTTCCTGCAAGGTATCAAAGTCCGTGTCATCTACACTTAAGGTAGTTTCTACTTGTTGCATTTTGGTTTGCAAGCCATCAATAGCCTCTTTCAGTTGTTGCCCTGTGCCATCATACCCCCCTTTTGGCAATAAGCCCGATACATCAGTAGGCTGCAACTCTTCTAACTTCTGCTTGTGCTCGTTGGTGAAGTCGTTCGCCGACAAGCCTTTGCCCTCCTCCTTATCTACTTTTTTGTCGAATAGATTGCGGTGGGCATTGCTGTCCTCTAAATGGTTGAGCAGCTGCTTTGCCGATGCGGTGTTCTCAATGGCTTTGCTAAGTCCATCGATGCTGCTCATAGGAATTTGCTCGCTTTTGTGCCAATAGCTGTCAATCCAAGCAGCGAAATGTTCTTGTGCGGGTTTCATAAAGTTAGAAAACCACTTTTTTAATGTCTTTTTTTGTGTTATCATATTGTTTAGTTTTAAAAGTTACTTATTTAAGGTGCTACCGATTTAAAGCCTACATACTTTATAAATTGCACTACGTGATAGGGAGGCATATTGTTGTGAGGCCTATCGCCGCCAGAGGGTTCTATCCTCATTAAATTTCGTCTATTATAATTTATCTCGTCTGTGTCCATTGTAAAAGCACTCCCGTATCCTTTACTATCTCTATCACTACCTGACGCATCATTCACAGTCTCGTGTTTGTGACTAGGCATTTCCTCAACAGAGAGTTTGTGCGAGCGTTCGCCTCCCTGCTTCAGTAGGCTGTTGAGCTGATAGTCTTGGGCGTCATCTTTTGTTTTATTGTAGTAAGGGTCTAAACCGATAGGCATTCTACCACGTAGGTCGGTGTACTCTTCCCATCCTTCAGGTATTTCGTTAGCAGGTTTGCCCCAGATAGCGATGAGCCCAACGGGTATAGCTTGTTTCTGTTTCTTGAGTATTTCTACTTCGTCTTTTAACTCTTTCAACGCTTTATTTTCAGCTTTATTTTTGTATAACTCTTGTAGGTTATTAATACGCTTAAAGTCTTCCCAGTTGAAGGTCTTATCAGGTGACGAATAGCCAAATACAACGGTGCGTATTGTCTCTAAGGTGCGAGAAAAACCGTCCTGAAAGGTTACTTGTGTGGTGTCTTCCCGTATCCATACGGTGTCGTCTTTGGTACCACCTTCAAAGGGTAATAGCTCGCCATTTATATAGACAGTACCAGGGGTGATAGTGTTGCCTATCTCCTCACAACCCGAAATAATCGCCTTATTACCTGCAAGATGTCCAAAGTGGTTAAATAGGTTATAGGCGTTCTGCATAAAGGCAAGAAATGCCACATCAAAGGGATAGCCTGCATTGTGTTCGGTATGTAACTTATTCATAATCCTCTCCCCGTTCCCCTCCCCGAAAGGGAGGGACAATCCGCACGGGGTAACGGTTTTAGTTATGATTTATCTCCCATCGTTTACCAGCTAATTTATAGAAGTTCACGAGGGCTTCTAACTTATATTTGTCGTATTCTAAACCTTGTGGCAATACCACTATAAAGTCCACACCTCCGTCGATATAGTCGCCTCGTTGATAGAGGAAGACTTTGCCTAAGAATAGGGGCTTATTGGCACTGCGGGGGTATATATAGAGCCGCTCGTTCTGCTTGCCGTCTTCTATACGTATGCGCCGCTGCTCGCTGTCGAACTCATCATTGAGAGCCTTTCGAAGGTAGCATACTTGGCTATTATGGGCGAGGTTGTACAAGTCGGCTTGGCGAGCTCGCTGAAAGTCGTACAGCAACTTGTGCAGGGGTGTTGCCAGCATTCTTAACCAGGCTATGAGCTTGGGCTTGCGCAGAAAGGTAGGAGTTAGCAGCACGAGCAGTTTGTCGATGTTTAGGTTATACATTGCTGGCATAAGTGATATCGTTAAAGTTGTCTATCGTAAAGTAGCCTGCTGTGGGTATTTTGCTTATTTCTATCGTTTCAAACGCGCCGTAGCTTCCACCGCTGGTGATGTTTTTGCTTTGGGCGAGAACTAAGTGCGGTATCTTCACCCCCTCTGCTTGTTGCAGCGTATCAATAAGGTGTGCTAAGACCAATTCGCCGTTAAATGGCAGGCGTTTTAAATAGTCTTTAATAGCCGTTTCTACTGGGTGTGTAGCGTGAATGATACTTTGTCCGTTGCCGTCCAATACAAGCGGATCATATACTATCTTCATTTGCAGGTGCAGTATATCGGGTTGGTAGTTCACCACTGATAGGCGTACCCCTGCATCTTTTATCTCTGATAAATAGGCTTCAAAGGCTTGCTTTTGAGCATCGGTGATAGGTTGCAACTGCTCACCTTGTTCGCCTGCTATCTTCACTATCAAACGGCCTTCGTTTTTGCTTTCTATCACTGCCGAGTACTTCACTATCTTGCTGGCTTCTATCTGTTCCTCTGTATGCCCTTGGTTGTTGAACTTATCGCTGTCAGTTAAAAGGTCAAAACCATACTGAAAGGCAAGGGCTTTGCTTCTGTACCAACGAGCGGTGTGGGGTTTGAGTTCTGCCAAACGCTTGTCAATATCTGCCCTATGCTGGTCGAACAGCTTCTCTAAGCTCCATATTGCTACGGCTATGATGTACACCCACAAGCGCCATATAGCTACTTTGGAGGTGCTATTGAGCTCGTTCAGAGCAGGCTCTTGGGCTTTGGCTTGTAGGATAAGGGTTTGTATTTCTTGTATAGTGCGTGCCATAATATTTAGTCGTTAGTCTTTAGTTATTAGTCGTTAGATTGTGTCGCTTGCTAACGACTAACTACTAACGACGAAATCAAGATTTATTGCCCATATACTGATGCCCTCAAGGCGTTCAAACACTTGTTCGTCTTCTTTGGTGAAAGCCGTTGCGGGCTGTAAGTTCTTAGCAGTGTAGTAGCTTAGTATTTCGTTCCTCACCTCCAACCCCTCTCCCAAGTAGAGGGGAGCTCCTGCCTGCACATCATCGGTGATGTTAAGGCTGTTAGCTTCTGCCAACTCAAATACGCTTTCTATAGCGCCAGTGTGTTGTAGGGCGAGGTCTAATAGCGACTGATTATGTAGGGCGGTGATTGTCATTTTGCTTTACCGTTGAGTTGCTTGTACTTCTTAAGTTCGGTAAGAAGCTCTTCTACTGAGGCTTCTAAGTCCTTAATGCGTTGGTTAGCTTTCTTTAGCTCATCGATAGCGTTGGCGTACTTGGTGCCTAAGTCTTCTATCATCTCTCGGTATATCTTCACAGCCTTGTCTACATTGTCAAGTTCGGAGGTTTGTAGCTCCATTTGTTGCTTAGGTCTGCCGAAAAACCAACCCGCTAAGCCCGATAATACCATACCGATAAACGAACCAAAATGCTCTTTAAGTACTTCTGTTATCCATTCCATTGTGATATGTGTTTTTAAGTTATTTTCCCTTTTCCTTCACCTGTAGTTGCTCCTGTTTGGGCGGTGGCTGTACCTGCCGTGCCTACTTGTATACCTGGTGCTACTGTTACCTCGCCACTTCTGACAAAGGCATCAATAAGTGAGGCTAAGCGTTCGGCATACTCTTCTGGATTTGCCTCTGTTTTGGTAAGCATATCCTGCTGCAGGGTGATAATGCCTTGTTTTAGGGCTTGTTTGTTTAGCATAATGTTAATTGTTGTTATAGGTTCCGTCAATTAGTAATTTGCCGCCCTCTTGTAGGGCTACATCGTTAATCTGCATACCGTCATACTCCAACTGTTTCTTTATTTCAATGAGGGTTTCGGTATAGAGGTCATCGGCGAGCATTTGAGATATTCCTACCCCTACTTCGGGGTGCTCTTTCCACTCTCCCTTCTCGGTAGTAAGGATAGCCTTTTGCTGTTGGTTATCGGAGTACCCCACCTCAAAATCACCTGCTAATAGGCGCAAATCGTTTCCCTCATCTATTAGTATATCTTTCATTAGGCTGTCTGCATTTGGTTTATACTATTAACAACTCTTAGAAGTTCCTCTTTCACCATTTCTCCAAAGTTCTCTACTCCCTCGCGTACGGACGATACATACACCTTAGTATCAGTACCTACATTGCCTATCTGTATATTGATATGCGTTTGTCGGGTACCTCCTGATACGATGTTGTCTTTGGTTTTAGTGCCTTCTCCCGTGGTGGCGGTAGTTTCTCCCATAATAGGACTCACCCCTGGTGCGGGACTGCTTTCGGTTTTCATACCCAGCTTGCCCATTAGCCCGTCTTTTACCTCCTTAAAGCTCTTGAACTCTAAAGAGTCCCACGCTTTACCAAAGGCTTCTTTGGCTTTTTCTCCTGCCTCATTTGCTTTCTTATACCCCTCTGTTACCGATTTGGCACGCTCTTGCAAGTCATTTTGTATCTTGTTAATCATTGCTTGGTTCTCGGTACTATCACCTAAGCCAACCGCTTCTTTAAACTTATACCAAGCGAGCTTACAAGCATCTATACCTGCCATAAAAGTATTTTTTGCAACAGTCCAAAGCAATTGAAAATTTTCTACAAAAGCCTCCCAACTGTATTTCATACCTTGCACAGTATATTCCCACGCCTTGCCCCAACCGCTTACACCTACAATACAATAGGCTATGATAGCAATAAGGGCTATAATACCCACTATTATCCACGTTATAGGGTTTGCCAAAAAGGCAAGGTTTGTCTTTATCACTGCCCAAGTGAGCCTATTTTGCCAAGCAGTAGCAATAGCCGTATAGGTATTGTGTAGTATCAATGCAGTGGTGAATATACCTATAGCTCCTGCAATACCCCATATAATGGGATTCCCTTCTTGAAACTTCTCAATAAGCCACCCTATACCTCCACCTATGCTTGAAAATATAACTGCTGCCAGGTCTACTAAGGGACTAAGCACAGGGCTGATGGCTTCATATACTTTTAGAGCAAGTTCGGTGATAGAGTCCATCATCTTGTTGAACTTACCGCTGAGGGTTTGCCCTGCTTTTTCTGCACCTTGGTAGAAAAGCCCTTGTTTATCGGTTGCCCATTCAAAGGCTTGTGCCAACTCTTGCGCCGAAATACCTCCTTTACTCATTCGTTCTTTGAGCTGTGCCATACTCTCGCCCGTGCGTTCGCTAATCACCTGCAAGGGGTTGAAGCCCGCGTTAATCATCTGCATTAAGTCTTGCCCTTGCAGCTTGCCTGCCGAAGTAGCCTGCGCAAAAGCAAGTGATAGACTTTGCATTTTCTGCACATCGCCCATAGCAATATCGCCGATGTTCTTGAGCTTGCCAAAAGCAAACTCAGAGGAAAGCCCGAAGGACATCATCGTCTTCTGTGCTTCAATAAGCCCTGCCTTGTCGTAGGGTGTTTTTACCCCATAATCAGAGAGCTGAGCATATAAGGCTTTGGCTTTTTCTACATCACCACGAAGCAAAGTAGTAATGTTAGCTTGTTGTAAGTCGGCTTCCATACCCTTTCGGATACTCATACCTATACCCGCTCCCGCCAATATAAGAGGGTTGGTAGCCAAACCAGGCAGACTGTTCAAAGCCTCCGAAAACCACGTTTTTAGCTTACTCCCATTGAGGGTTTGCAATTTAGAAACACTGTGCTCTAACTTATTAATCTCGCTGTTGTACTTACGAATAGCCGAAAGGCTACCTATAGGCAATAAATCTCGTTCGGCTTTTAGCAAGGCTATTTTTTGTTGCAAAGTATGTACAGACGTACCCATTTGAGCAAAGCCACGAGAGACTTTTTTCTGTACTTTTTCTAATTCGGCAAATTTTTCTAACATTGTATCGTTATTTATGCCGATTTTTTGTAACTTTGCACTTACAAAGTCTTTAAGCGTTAATGTATATTCTAAAATATTTGCCACAATGAGAGTATTATTATTTTTCTTTAACCTACTTGCCTCTATAGGCTTATTATTACTTATTGGTGCGGGATTTTTCTATGGAGCTGCCCTTTTCTGTGTGCCCTTCTATGCTACTTATAGGGCTTTTACTGAGAAGGAGCCCACTACTAAGAGGAGATACACCACTACAGCTATTGCAAGTACAATTTCCTTTTTCCTTATAGCGATACTTGCCCTTATGCTCTCCAAAGGAGCCAAACAAGCAAGAGAGCGTGAAAGACTACAACAAACTACCTATACTACTTGTATTGTTCCTTCTCTTTTTGTCTAAGCCATTCTAATTCTTTTACTCGCATAGCCCACTGGGTATCGGTGAGGTCGTCGGGATTGGCAATGTGCATATAGTAACGCAGTGAAGCGTTAGTGATACGAAGCCAATCCCGCCCCTCGTCTATCTCCGCATCACTTAGAGCTTTTCCAAAATTGCCTCTTTTATCTGTATAAGGTCTGGCAGCTTGCTACTGGCGGCGAGAAACAGCGCATCGTCTGTTTTAATCTCCTCATCACCACCCAACCAACAGTTGTTGAGTACTACCTCATTAAACTTTAGCGGATCTTTAGTTGCCAAGGTCGAGGCATAACTAAGGGTTTGTCGGTCAGGCGTACGCAAGTATGCCTTTTTGTCTTCTACACTAATTACAAAGATGTCTTTGTACTGTTGTTTCCATTCTTGTATTTGTTCTTTAGTTATCATTTTAAACTGCTTTTAAAAGGTTTTTAAAGTGCAAGCTGCACAGGCATTTTCTTATTGTTTAATTTGTTAGGCTTGTCTTTTTATATCAGTGAAGATAATAGGAAGCTCCATAATCATATTCTTATCGCCTTGCTTCATTCCTTTTTTCACTTCGGTAAATTCCACGTTCTTGAGAATATCGGTAACTATCTGTCCGCCGTCCAAAGGTACGTAGGAAGCCACAAGGTCAAAGCTAAGGCTAAGTATATCGTTGTTTGGGGCATCGCGGGTCATTGCTTCTGCCTCACTTTGCCAAAGGCTTATTTTACCCTCATAACTACGGTTGCCCGCCACCACTCCGTGAGGTTTGCACCCGCGCCCGTAAAGAAAGTCTTTCTCGCGTTTCTCGGTGTACTCCAACTCTGTAACTCCTATGATAATGCGCCCACCAAAGACGATAGAGAGGTTACACCACGCATATTGTTTGCTGTCGAATGTTGCCATAATTTGCTAATTTTCTAATCTACTAATTGACTGTTGTAGTAAAACCGATGTTTACTTCTATAAAGTCGGCATAGCCCACGGGTAACAGTTTGATACCTATCACCACTTTACCTGTTTGTAGTACACGTTGCTTTGGATCTATATCAATCTTTACAGCCGAAAGCTCGCCCTGCGATACCATTTGGCTTTGCAGGGTACTCTCAAGTTTGGTTTGCCAACCCTTGATAATCGCGGGGTGAATACTGCCGTCTTCGGATAGTAACACCTCGTCGCTGAGTTCCTCTACCAATACCCCATAACTTAGAAGCATTGCTTTGTCCATTACAAGCCCGTTGCATAGGCTCTTAAAGTCATCAGTGGGTTTAGTAAGGGTATTATCGCCCGAAAAGTAGTATCCCGAACGCCCTACAAAGGTGCGAAAGAAGATATACCCTTTGTCGTCAAGCGCGTCCCATTGGTCGGCTTTGCTGTCGATAGTGGTGCCGTCAGTGAAGTATGCTACCAAGGGTAATACGCTGCCGTCCTTCACGCGGTGAATTTTGCGCTGTACGGGTATTTTGGTTATTTTTCCTAAAAATAAACCAACTGATGCTTCTTTCTCCTTATCGTCATTCCCAATAAAACAAGCTACTTTGTTAAGTTCGTTTTCGGAGAAATTAGTAAGGTCGGCTACTTTGCCGTTCCAACTGTTGCCCGATACAACTATCCTAAAAGGCATATATTTCTTTTCAAAGTGCTGGGCAAGGGCTTGCCCTTTCACTACAGCTGTCTGCAAATCAACGTCTAAGCCTGCGGTGATAGTCTCGCTACCAGTTGCTTTTTTTACTACCCCAAGCACGCGGATAGCCCCTTTGGCATCAGCTATGAGAGTTGGGGCAAAAGCACCGTCTTTGTCGAGCATTGCCGTCATAGTAGTGGCATCCGATACGAGCATTAGCCACAGAGGGGTACCCGTAGGGGCTTGGTCATAAAACGCTTTGATATGCTTGTAGGCAAAGGCGTTTTCAGTTTCTGAAATTCCCAAAGCTATGGCTTCTTTTAATGAGAAAACTTGATACGACTTGCCCAACTCTACTTTGTTATTCACCGTAACTCCCGTTGTGATGAGCCCAGTAGTTTTTTGTATAGCCGTTGTCCTGCCTAAGCCGTCTTTGGCAATATTGAATAATACTTTAGGTAATGCCATTATTTTTTAGGTTTAAAAAAGTTGATTTTTGAAGTGTCTTTTACAGTCTCACCTTCTGACTCGTCAGACTCGTCAGAGTCTTCAGATTGTTCAGTTTTGTCTGGTGTTTCTGTTACTACTTTATCTTCTACCTCATTAGTATAGCTCTCCACTGTGCTATCTTCTAAGGTTTGTGCGTGGTTTTGTGCATCTTTTTTTAGTAAGAAGAGGAAACCATCGGAGGTAGCAAAGAGCTCTTTTGTCGCTTTGTTTTCCTCAAAATATTGTTTTGCTTTTTCTGCTGTTGTCATTGTATTCTGTTTTAAAGTTAATATAGGAGTAGGGTGAGGTATGGATACCATTGAACTCGTCCGCTCACCCTACTATATTCCTATAAGATAGCTCCCAAATATTTAGGTTTTTTAGCGCGGATAACTCCTACTAAGGCACGTTGTGCAAAGGAAATAGTATCGGCTTGCAACCCAGAATCACGTAGGGTTGCATACATCTTTACATCGCCAAAGCAACGGAACACCTCGTCTGTAACCCATACGAAAGACGATTGTTTGTCTTCAGTATCTTTGGTAGCTCCGAAAGGTTTCTTTTCGCCCGTTTTGGTGTAGAGTGGGGTTTGGTTATATTGGAATACCTTAATACCATACATTTGGTTTTCGTTCATAATATCCTTATAAAGACGCTTGTCTTCTTTGCGGATACGAGCAAAGTGGTCAGCATTAAGGCAGATGTTAATACCATTATAGATGTCTTTACCCTCCAAAAAGGACTTGATGTCGATAATAGCATCTATTACCGAGTCGCTGGCTGATAGGAGGCACACCTTATTCCAATCATCATTTTTTTGGGGAGCCCAAGCATATGCTGCACGTTTCCCTAAGTTGTTTTCTAATGATAAACGGTGGCGTCCGATAATACTGGAGCGTTTGTCGTAGGAAAGCTCAATATCTTGTAACTCTCTGTGGCGTGTTTGTTCGGTAGAATAGGTGTGTAACACTACCTCATTACCTATATCGGTAATATCGGTAACGGGCAATGGGTTATTAGCTGTAGCAAAATAATCTTCGTGTACGGCAGGTTCCACACCCGCTTCAGCAAGGTGTAACTTGTTATGCTCTACATATTGTGACAAGTCCACACTTTGGTATATAAACGAGTTATTAGGTACAGGGTTTTCTTTGATACCTGCTATCCATACCTCGGTTTGAAGCCCCTCCATTGCAATACCCTTAAAGAGTTCTGGGGCTATGTACTGGGTTACGGTGGAAGTTGCTACGATAGTTGTAGCCACCAAGGGTACTGAGGCACCCAAAGCTGGGGCGATAAAAAGGGAGGCAAGGAATGCCAAAACCACATTAATACATAATGCTTTTAATGATAATTTCATACTGTTTTAAATTGTTTTTAAAGGGTTATTAAATTACTTTTCGGTGTAGCGTACCCCATTGGCGTACTCTTTAGCTAAGCGGGCATACTCTTCGGGTTCCTTGTCTCGGAGAGCTCGGAGCCTTTCGGGGTTTTTCTTTTGCAAGTAGTCAAAGCTTTCATTGGCTGTACCTGTTGGTTTTGCTCCTGCTCCCAACACTACCTCACGTACGGTGTTAGCCTTCCCTTGCTGTGTATTCTCAGCTTCTTTGTCGGCTACAAGTTTAGAGAGTACGGCTTTTTGCCCGTCAAAATCGGCTTCAAACTGCTTTAGCTGACTTTCTTTGAGGGCCTGTGGGATAAGCCCTAATTGTACGGCTTTGTCTACTAAGGTAGTGGCTTCGGCAGTGCGATTTTCTCTAATTGTTTTTTTCAGAGCCACTACTTCGGTTTCTGCTTTTTCTTTGGCGGTTTTTAGGTTATGTAAGGCGCTTAGTACTGCCTCTTCTTTCACATTCTCGCCCATACCAAGGGCAAGGGCTATCACTTTAATGTCCATATTGTTTGATGTATTAGTTACTATTTTTTTGAGTTGAAAGGGCTTGCCGTCTTTTGATAGCTTCAAAGCGTTGTCGTTGCCTCCTATATCTACAATGGAGATTTCCACGAGCTTACAAGCGGTTACAGTCTCATATACTTGCCCTTCTAAGATGTGTTGAGGCTGGGTAGATACTTCTTGTATTTCCGCAAACATTGAAGCCATACGTATATAGCCACGTTCCACCTTTCCTGCTATCTTCTTAGCGAACTCGTCTTGCTCGTCAAACTCCACTTCTGCTATAAGGGTAGTCCCTTCTTTGTAAAGCCTTGTACAACGCCCGATGACTTCACTACCCTTATAAGCATTGACACCTCTTTCGTGCATAAAGAGTACAACAGGGTTTCTCATATATTGGGTGTAGTCAATACCATCTGTAAGGATGCGGTAGCCATAGCTATTTACATTTTCGGTATTGATGATAAATTGGTGTTTCATTAGCAAATTGGTGTTAGTTCGTCACTTAATTCTGGTGCAAAATTCAGTAGGTTTTGGCAGGTATAAAAATCGGCAAACAAGCCTTGTAGTGAATTTGCCCAAACCTTGTACTCATTTAGCCCAAGCGTTGGGAGCTAATTTCGTTACCTACTTTATATGTATGACCTTTGCACTGATAAAAACAGAGTACACAATGGAATTTGACCTCAAAGAACTTACTGCACGAGCATTTTTAGACTATGTAGGCCCTGCTTTTCCCGCTTGGTGGGCTAATAACAAAACAAAATATGTGTTACCAAGCCTATCGAATATAAGTGAGGCTCGCAGCAACGGAAGTCAGTATTTTATGACACTGAAAGTAGCCGATAAAGCAGGCGTGCAAACGCTCTTCCCTAATGAACCTTTGGTGAGCTTTTCACTCACTAAAACCATTGTAGAGACAGCAACCGTAGGTAAGCACCGCAGGGGCAAGGTAAAGGAGTACATAGCTACCGAAGACTGGCAGATTACCATTAAGGGGCTTTGCATAGACACTAATAACCCCGACTTGTACCCTACTGCACAAGTACAAAGCCTTAACCGCTTGTTTGAAAAGAACGAAAGTTTGGAGGTTGTAGGTAATAAACTCTTTACCCTCTTTGATATTCGTAACATTGTGCTGAAAGACATAAGCTTTGAGGCAATGGAGGGTAAAGAGGGCATACAGAAATACACCATCAAAGCCGTGTCAGATATGGACTTCTATGCTGAGTTAGACGAAAAACGAACCCAACTTAACAACTTATACTAATGTTTATATTACAAGCAATTATCAAAATAGGGGACTATACTTTTAAGGCTGTGCATAGTGTGAAAATCACCAAATCGGTAGACGAATTAGCCGACACCTGTACTATTGAACTTCCTACCCATTTTAAAGTAGCTAAAGGAGGTGATAGCCTCTATACAGAAAAGGCTATCAAAGCAGGCGATAAGGTGAGCGTGACCCTTGCTTATGAAGGGGTATATAGCGGGGTAGAGTTTGAGGGCTATGTAAAGAAGGTCAAGCCAAGCATTCCTGTAAGCATAGAGTGTGAAGACGCTATGTACTTACTTAGACGAAAAAACATCAATAAATCGTGGCAAAAGACAACACTTAGAGAAGTATTGCAGGAGGTAGTGAAAGATACACCTATTGCCTTGGCTGATAATATACCAGAAATGCAGTTAGACCAGTGGCTCATTCGCAATGCCAATGGTACGCAGGTGTTGGATAAACTCAAAGAGGAGTTTCGCCTAAGTATCTTTATCAACGATGAGGGCAAGCTGTACGCAGGACTTTCAGAACTTACTAATATAGGACAAACAGCACGCTATAACCTCAATTATAACATTGTGGCGAACGACTTGGAATATCGTACCAAGGACGAACGTAGGCTAAAAGTACAATATACCTACATTGACAAAAACAATAAAAAGAAAACTGTAGAAGAGGGCGACCCCGATGGTGAGCTAAGGACTTTTCATACTTCGGTAGTAAGCGATGAGAGCAAGCTACGAGCTATGGCAAGAGCGGAAATGGAAAAACTAAAGTATGACGGCTTTGACGGCACGCTAACGAGCTTCTTAGTACCCTATGCTACACGTGGTATGCAGGCGCATATTATTGACAAAGAACTGAAAAACATAGAAGAGCGTTATTTCATTAAGAAGGTAGAAACTACCTTTGGACGTAATGGGGCACGCCGACAAATAACCATAGGAGCACGATTATGAGCATAGATAGAGAATTAGTCGAGGGAATTAGACAGATAGGCAAACGCAAAACCCCTACCATAGCCGTAGAAGTGGTATCAGTAGAGAAAGGAAATGGCACGTGTGAGGTGAAAGACGACGAGCTACAATATACCGTGCGCTTAGCCTCGGTGATTAACGATAATGCTGAGCGGTTTTACCTGTTCCCAAAGGTAGGAAGTAGCGTGCTGATTGCCTCGATTGGAGAAGATGAGAACCGCTACTATGTAGTTGCTTATAGTGAAATTGAAAGCGTGAGCCTACGGATAGAAGACACACAACTTACCATAGACAAAGCAGGAGTACACCTACAACGGGGTGAAGTAGATTTTAAAAGCCTTTTAAATGAGCTTTTAAACGAACTTAAAACGGCAGTGATACAAACTCCTGCAGGGCCTGGTAACTTCGCTCCTAACAACGTGGTGAAGTTTGATGAGATTAATAACAAGATAAATGAATTACTACAATAAGATATGGCACGATTGACAGCTGTAGAGGCAGATTATAAGAGGTCGCAAGGCAAAGAACTTTTTACTAAGGGCTTTAGTATTGCCAATATATCGGAAATGATAGGTATAGGTGTAAAGACTTTAGGCAAATGGCGAGAAGATGGAAAGTGGGACGAGGAGAGAGAACTACAAACACTCAAACCTTCCAATATTCGCAAACTCACCCTCAAGTGTGCGCAGGCTATTGAGCGAGGCGAACCCTTACCTTATAAAGCAGACGACATTACTAAAATCGTTGCTGCCTTTGACCGTATCACTGACCATAATAAGATTGCAGTATACACTATGGAGAGCCTTGACGGCTTCTCTAACTTTATCTTAGAGAAAGCAGGGCAAAGTAGCGGTAAAAAGCGTGAAACTTATATGAGCACCATCAAAGAGATACGCCCTTACTTTGATATGTATATAACCGAATTATTACAGAAAGGAGATGACTAAAACAGAACTCAAAGAAGCCAAAGAACGCTATTTTGCGAAGTCGAAAATGATTAGAGAGCTTACCTACGAGGCTATACAGAAGGAAACAGCCGACGAGCAGGAAGCACGTATCAAACGACTTTTAAAGCCAGAAAACTATGGTGAGTTTTTCGACTACTATTTTGGCTTAGACAGTGGTTTGCCCTTGGGTGATGCCAAGACTCCTAAGTTTCATATTGACGATTATATAAGGCTATACAAAGACCCTTATGTCCGTCAGTTTAGAAAGAAGTTTAGGGGGGCGGGTAAGTCTATACAGTCGAACGTGGGCAATATATGCCACCTCAAGCAGAATAACCTTACCTTCTTTCCTATCCTCATAGGAGCTAACGAGGGCTTGGCTAAAATACTACTATCCGACTTACAAGCACACCTTGAGAACAATCAGAAGTTTATCAAGGACTTTGGTTTGCAACTCTCTTATGGGGATTGGTCGGATGGCGACTTTCAAACTACTGACGGCAAGCACTTCAAAGCCTTGGGGCTTAACCAACCTTTCAGAGGGTTGCGCTTTGGTATGTATCGCCCTGACTTGGCTATTTTAGACGATATAGAGGACTTGGATAGAGCCAAACGCCCCGATATGATAGAGAAGTACGGCAAGAAGATAACAGGCGACTTGGTGAAAGCCTTTCACCGAAAACGGGGCAGGCTCATCATCAACAACAACTATATTGTCAAAGACGGCATATTAGACTATCTATACGACAAGTGGAAAGATAGCCCACACCTGCACGATTCAGTTACGAATCTTGCTACTGTGAATATCACCCGCGAGAACTATATGGATGTAGAGTGGGAGCCCTCGTGGATAGAACGCGATACTAAGGAGGATATTATTCGTATCCTAATGAATGATGACTACTATACCTCTCAGCGGGAGGATTTCAACAACCCTATTGAGGAGGGCAAACTCTTTAAGGCGAAAGATATTGCCTTAGTACGCATAGCAGATAATGAGGCGTGGGACGGTTTGCTCGACCATTGGGACTTATCCTACACCGCTACGGGCGACTATAAAGCGGGGGTACTCATTGGCATCAAAGGTATTAAGCTGTACGTGTTGGAGGTATTTTGCCAAAGGTGTGAACTTAATGCAGCTATGGAAGTGCGTGCCCAATGGGTGAAAAAGTACCTTAAAAAAGGATATAATACTATAGGCTTCTTTGATGCTACTATGGCGCAGAAAGCCGTCTACACCCCTATTATTATGCAAAGTGCCGAGGACAACGCTTGCCCTAATATCCCTATTGGTCTGCACCAGGAGGGCGACAAGCACAACCGTATCTCGGCAGGGATTACAAATGCGCTCTTCCGCAAAATATTGTACTGGGACGAGACTTTGCCAAAACGTTCGGAACGCGACTACAACGCCTTTAATAAACAGCTACTTTCTTTTGAAAAAGGAACGGCTTCAAACGATGACGCCCCCGATACCTTAGAGCGTGCCATTACCCTTGCCCAACAGTATTTTGGCTATACCGAAAACCCTTTACAAAGCGGGCGACCTTTTATTGCCAAACACAAAAGGCGTAACGTATAACCTTATTATTCTCTAAAATTGTACACTGATGACTCCAAGAAAAGAACTATTTGTAAAAGTAAAACAAGCCCTTGCAACTATTGAAGGCATTGAGCTGATAGACCTGCAACGCGGGCAGTTTGACAACCCCGAAAACGGCTACCCCGAAATATGGACAGCTGCACTCATACAAGTAATGCCTATTACATACGAGACGATGACCCAACACGTACAAGAGGGCGAGTGTGAGTTTCATATTGATTTCTATTGCAAAGACGGATGGACAGACCAACACTTAGGCACTGCTGATGCTGAAGAGGGGCTTATGGAACTGGATATATTGGACAAAATCACCGATACGATACAATTCCTACAAGGTGAACAGTTCAAACCCGTACAGCAGGTGCGAGAGGAGGAACTACGCTTAAGTGATGACGGCATTATGAGCTATCGTATTACCTTCACCACCCGCATTTATAGACAAACACCCTACCCTTATACAGGCAGACGATTGCAAATCGCAAGCAATTAATCTTTAATCATTAACAATTAATCATTAGTAACGTGTATTTAACCAAAGACGAACTCAAAACCGTAGCCACTAAAGAGGTAATAGACCTTATTACCCAAGGCGATGAGCAGATAGTAACAGAAATCATTGCCGAAAGCATAGACCTAATGGCTTCTTACCTCTATAAGTATTACGATACAGAGGCTATTTTTGCCAAAGAGGGAGACGAGCGTAGCAAAATACTACTGAAATACCTTAAGGATATTGTTATCCACGAGATCTATATAAGGCGAAGTAAAACCCTCAACCAAGTGGTAAAGCTCCGCTATGACGAGGCTATGCTATGGCTTGAAAAAATAGCCAAAGGCGAAATAGAAGTCGCCCTACCCAAGCGCCTCAAAGATACCGATGGCGACGGCACCCCCGATACGCCCACCCCTTTTATGAAGCTCGGAGGGCGCAAAACCTATAAAAACCACTGGTGATTATGCCTAACAACAACTTACAAGAACTCCGCCAAAAGCTCGAAGCTCTCGCACGCTTGGTGGCTAATGATATCCCTATTGTACTTAAAACAGAGGGGCTCAAGTTTATTCAACAGAACTTCCAAGACGAAGGCTTTAATGATGAGGGCTTACAAAAGTGGCAACCTCGCAAAACTACCGATACACGTGGGAGAGACCTTACTCGTTACCGCTCGGATAGGGTAGGTAAAAAGGGCACCCTTACCCCCTTTGGCAAGCGTAACCAAGGACGTGCTATCCTCACAGGGCACAATTCAGGAGGCAACAAGCTGCGCAATTCATTTAGGGCGCGTGTAGAGAAAATGCAAGTTACCTTCTACACCCATAAGGAGTATGCCTTAAGACACAACGAGGGCTTAAAAGGTATGCCTAAACGACAATTTATAGGCGACTCCAAAACCTTATTTAATAATATAAAAAAGGAAATAGACCGTTTATTCAATCAACTACAATAATGGCAAAGCAACTCCATAAACAACGTATAGAAAAGAGTGTCACCCTTAGTGGTAATGCACTTAATAAAAAGGTACATTTGGGCAAAAACACAGCCCAAAACATTCAGCAGGTAACTAATCTAATGGTAGACATCATCAAGCGCCAACGCAGACTATGGCGTACCGAACTCAACCATTGGCACTCGGCACGTTATGCCCGTTATAGTGTGGACTACCCTCGTACTTACCCATTGGAGGAGGTATACCAAGATGTACTCCTCGATGGACACCTTACCGGTATCACCGAAAACCGTACCCTACGAACTACCAATAAGGACTACATTATCGTCATCGATGAGATTAAGGACGACACCCTAACCGAGTATATCAAGGACAAACAATGGTTTGAGGACGTAATCGAGTTCGCTCACCAAAGCATCTATCACGGGCATTCTCCTGTATGGATCAAAGAGGTAACCAAAGGCGAAATCAAAGCTGTAGAACTTATTGATAGGGGCTTGGTAATCCCCGAAAAGCACGTACTTTTAAAAGACTACGATGCTACCACTGGCATAGACCTACGAGATGTGCAAGAGGTAGTATTAGTAGCACAATTCTACAAGCATTCGGGGTTGCTCGAAAAGGCTACTCCTTATGCAATCCTAAAGCGCCATTCGTGGGGTTCGTGGGACGAGTTCGAGGAGCTCTTTGGCATTCCTATACGTATAGCTAAAATTGCTTCGCAGAGTGATAGTGTGAAAGAGGAAGTTGCCCAGTGGTTAGAGGAAATGGGTTCAGCTTCGTATGGTGTTTTTCCTATTGGTACTGAAGTAGATATTAAGGAGAACAGCAAAGCCGATGCCTTTCAAGTGTTTTACCGCAAGATTGAAGCCTTAGACAAGGAGTTATCAAAACTCGTACTTCACCAAACAATGACTACCGAAAACGGCAGTAGCAAGGCACAAGGCATAGTACACGAGAACACCTTAGAAGAGGTAGTCTATGCCGACGAAAAGAAGATGTTAGCTTTCCTCAATAACCAGCTTTTGCCCGCTATGCGTGCCATTGGCTACCCTATCCCCGACAATGCCAAAATAGCGGTAGAGAAAACCACAGACCCTAACAAGCAAATCACTATAGACGGGGTACTCTTAGGGCGTGGCTATATCCTTACCCAAGACTATATAGAGCGTACTTATGGGGTAGAAATAGAAAGTATGCCTACCTCCTCCCTTTCTCCTAAACCAGATGATAACCCCCAGCACTAAGCCTACTCAAACTATATTATCACACCCATTGTTGCTCCGATCACGAGACTATCAGGCTCAGCAAGGAAGACAACAACTTGAGTAGGCTCATAGAGGGGTACATACGTGAGGCTTTTGAAGAGCGTAGTATTAGTGAGGCGCAAAGCAAAGAACTATGGCAATACTACTACAAGCATTTAAATAAAGCCTTAGTAGAGGGCTACAACCCTACTATTGAGGAAACCAATACCGAACTCGTAACCTCACTAAAGCACAACCTTGCACGCTTTTCGGCTTTTAAAGAAACGAGCTTTAAACAGCAAATAGAAGCCTCTTTAACTAAAGACGGTAAGGTGCTTTCGTGGCAAGAGTTCAAAGCCGAAGCCAACAAACTGAATATAGAATACAATAGGCGTTGGTTGCAAGTTGAGTATAACCAAACAGTAGCCAATGCACTCTCTGCACAAAAGTACGAGGAGTATATAGCCAATAAGCGCATATACCCTAACCTTACTTATCACGCGGTGCACGATGAGCGAACTCGTGAAACACATCGCGCCTGGGACGGGCTTACGCTACCTGTGGAGCATTCTTTTTGGAAAACACACCTACCTCCTAATGATTGGGGCTGTCGTTGCTATGTAGAGCCTACTGCCAATCCTATAACCGAGGGCATTCGTACGGAAGACGTCCCTATAAAAGAAGCCTTTGCTAACAATCCCGCTCTTTCTGGTGAGATATTTCCAGTAATACCTTATACCAAAGGAATGAGTGAAAAAGCCGTAAAAGAGGTAGAAAAGCAGGTGGAAAAACGTCTTAAAAAGGAGAAGGCTAAAGCTAAAAGAGCAGAGGAAACGTGGCAAACCATACCTACTGAAAAGGGTACGGTGAGGGTAAGCTCATTGCACGGTAAGGATGAGAAAGCCGAAAATGTAGAAATAGCTTCTTACTTAGCTAATAAATATGGCTATGAAATAGACCTTATAGAAAAATCAAACATATCAGGGGTGAAAAGTGCCGATACGTTTAATAAAACATTGGATATAAAGCAGGAGTATAAACGTATTCATAAGCCTACTAAAAGTGCTGTTGATAATGCCTTGAGGGGTACAAAGGAACAAGCCAAACACATTGTATTGGATATAAAAACAGATTTTATAGATGGGGATTTAAGAAGTGCTATAAAAAGCCGTGTTTATAGGTCTGAATGGATAGAAGAGATAATTGTAATTAGGAATGGTGAGGATATAACCTATTTAAGGGAAGATATACTTAAAGAAGACTGGACTCTGTAAAATAAAACAGGCAGGTAAATAATAAGTTATTTACTTGCCTGAGTTGGGGTCGAGAGTTTTCTTATGTAGCCTCCCAACCAATTTGTACTGCAAAAGTACAACTATTTTTTAAACTACCAAAACTTTTTTCAACTTTCTGCATATACACCCTCATAAGAGAGGATAGCTTCTACAGTACGAGGGGATAAAAATACCCTACCTGCTACCTCCTCAATTACGGCATCTATACGCCATTGAGGGTACTTGTTTGTGAGCTCACCAAAAAGCTCACGTATCTTTTCATTACGCCTCTGTAGGCGTTGTTTGCGTTGTTTCTGACTTATAAGTTGCATAGCCACTAAGAGAATAGAATATTATGGTGCAAAAGTATAAAAAAGTCCGCTTATATGCAAGCGGACTTTTTTATACTATTACTCCCATCGCTTTTGGTTTAGGTAGGTCTCGGCGTAGGGCATTGCTGTACCGTCAAGTTTCTTTTTAGACTTTTCTTTGTCAATTCCTATGAAGGCTTTGATAACCTCTTCGGGCTTGAGCTTGTCGAACTTGCGTTTGGCAACTGCCTTAGTGCCGATTTTACCGTATTCGTTCCAAAAGTCTTCAAAGGTTACTGAGGCGGGCGTCTTCTCAATGCTGAAGTACTTTCGGAGGTTGGCGTCGCTTGCTAATATAGCAATACGCTCTTCATTATAGGGAAAGTAGCGCACAAGCCAATGCCACTGTTCGTTTGTTGGGGGTTCCCCTGTGCTCTGTAAAGTAGTTAGGTTTCCCTCTAAATCATATTTAAACAAATACTCAATTCGAGTGTTTTTCGATTTAAAAATATAGGTTGTTTCCATTAGGCTAATTGTTCGTTAATTGCATATGTTATTTGTAATAGGGTTTGGCGTTCGTATTGTCCGTAGTGTTCCATTGTAAGGATATATCCTAAGAACTTTTCTAACATATCGGCTTCGTAGAGCTTAAGCCAAAACCTGCGTTGTTTTTGTGTGGCGAAACCCATATAAAAGCGAGTGGCTTTGATAGTTACTTCTCGCATTATGCTATAAAGTACACGTTGCTCACGGTTGTTGAATAGGGGTTGCCCTATGAAGGTAGCGCGGGCAAGGACTTCGGCTTGGTCTCGTGATAAGGTAAGGGCGATTTTCATAGTGTTTGTGTTAAAATGATGATACTTCTATTATCTCTTTAATTGTTAATTTCCTTTCTACACTTAAGAAAAAGTTTATTATTGCATCAATACTACAAACGGAGGGAGTTATATCCGAAATTCCTAAGTCAATATATAAAGCTAAACCATCTTTTTCAGAATAACCCACATAAAACAAATGTAGTTCGACTTCATTATAATTACTAATTACTTCATTTTTGAGAAAGATTGCCATTTTAGCGCAATAGTTATCGTATTTTTCATAGGATTTATATATTTTTTCGGCTAATTCCCTATGTTTATGGTATAAATCGTTTGCTTTCATTGGCTTTTGTTTTTATAAAGGTCTATTAGTTTGATGAGTAAGGACTGGCGGGCGGCTTGGTAGGTTTGCAGGTGTGCAAAATCCCAAGAGGTACCGCTATCTATAAAAGGGGTAAAGATATAGAGGGAGGTGCCCGCAGGGGTGCTTTCGAGATTGCCGTAATAGCCGTGAGCTTCAAACCATTGAAAGGCTTGCTCCCAAGTGGGAAGGGGTATATCAAAGCCTATATCTTCAAGCTGTTTGACTATTTCGGGAGGTACAAGACAAATAGGGTATCGTTCTGTTTCCATTGGAGCCTATAATTTAATTAAGTAAGCGGGCATAAGGATAAAGTTGTCAAACTCAAAACCGCATAGGTGATGCTTGTTGTTATCAAAGTATTGCGTAAAAGTGACGCTAAGGGGTTTGCATCGGGGGTACTCTTGGTTGAGTTCGTTAGCTTTTTCAATGATGTATTGCTTTATTTTGGTTAAATCATCTGCCCGATATAGTTCTCCGTTCATTCCTCTTAGAAAACAAGAGAATTGGGCTTGTAGCTTGTTTTTTGTTTGTATACCATTACCTAAATAACAGTAATAGTGTGTAGGTATTTCTTTCATTTTAAATGCTGTTTAAAAGGTTATACTTCCCATTATTCTTTTTTCTTTGTCCCTTTGCTGTTCTTTGAATATTTCGATGAGTGCTTCCATACAGTAAAGGCGGGCATTTTCGTAATCGAATGACATTCCTTTTCCTTTTTCAATGTCAAAGCGGTTATAAATTCGATAAGAATACCAATCCATTGCCCCCATATTTGGGCGTATGTAGGAAAATAGTCCGCGTACTCTAAACCATTCAAAGACTTGTTCGTAAGTTGGAATATCTGTAAAAGGGCTTCCAGGTGAATTGCCACTTAACACAAAATCTTTTATTGAAAACTCTGTTTTCCCCTTTAAACTGCCCCATACCATTGCAGTAATACCAACACCTTCTGAGTATGAGAATAAACAAGGCTCTTTAAAACCTATATCTTTGAGTTCTTTGGCGATGTCAAGTGGGACAAACCAAGTGAGGTAATTTTCTTTATTCATTTTCTTTCTGTTTTTTTAAGGTTATTCTTCTTCAGCCTCTTCATCTTCAGCTTCCTCTGAAAATTCTAAGCTGTCAATTTCGTAGGTGTAATGAGATGGTACTCCGTTATAGCCTACATCGGCAACGAGTTCTATAGCTTGTTTGTAGGGGTGATTGGTTAGAGGGTCGTTATCCTCACTATATACCATTTCTTTTTTGTACATAGCTTGTAGTTGCTGAGCGACTTTTTCAGTAACTTCACCACTAAATCTAACTTGGTATGTTACTGTTATACCTAATTCGTCAATTGTTACTGTTTTATTTTCCATTGTTTTTTGTGTTTTAGTAATTAAAAACTTTCTTTTTCAATATTTATTGTAATGTTATCTTCATCGAAGTACTTAATGATGTATATCGTCTTTCCTTCACGGAGGATAACAGAGGAGGGTAGTTTGCCAATTTGGTTGCGGAAGTAATGAAAGGTGTTGTATATACCTTTTTTAAAAAATCTCACATCAGTTTTTGCCTCACTTAGTTCCTCTTCTAATTTTTTAACTTTTTCTTCTGCTTTTATGGTCATATTGCACAAACGCAATAGCTCTTTTTTTGCTGCTTGAGGGTTTCCATTAATTCTATCGCATATTGAGGAGTAACTTATATCATAATCGTCTATTTCCATTATATTTTGTGTTTAAAGGGTTATACATTCCACTCTTCTTTAGTGAGTTGCGCGCCACAGTCTTTACAGAATAAGGCTGTTACTTCTACTGTAACGTAGTGGGCAAGGGTGCGGAGCTCTTTATGCTTGTGGGGGCAGGTGCGAGCCGCACAGGCAATTAATTTGCTAATTTTCTCATTGGCTAATTTTCTAACTTCTTTCATAGCGTTGCTCGTTCATTTTCTCGAATATGTTATTGACCCTGCCTACTTCACTGGGGGTGAGGTTTTGGAGCTTTTTTTTGAATGGGTTTTTGCTTGAGCAGAACCATTTGCCAAGGCGTTTGATGTCGGCGTATTTGGGGTTGGCTTCGTCTCGCCAGCCGAGTTCGTGGCATAGGGCTAATAGCTTGGCGTGTTGCTTGTTTTGGGCATCGAAATAGGCGTGCATCTCGAAATGGTAACCAAGGTGCTGGGCGAGGGTGAAAAACTCGTCTTCGGTGAGGTTTTTGGTACTGGGGAGGTCTCTGCCAATAAAGCTGCATACAAAGTGCAGGCGGGCTTCTCTGTCCTTAAAGCGTTTGCCTAAAAGGCTTTGAAGGATACATATTTGGTGGGGTTTTATTGTGGGCATATTATTCATTTTTAACTGTTACTTTTACATAGTCGCCTACGTTATACTCTTTGTAGTCGTTTTCGTATATTATTATTTTGTTAGTACCTTCTTTGTTGGCAACATACATATAATATTTTGCGGGGTGATAGGTGCTTGTGCGTACTTTTCCAACAAAGTGGAAGGTTGTATGGGCTGTTATCATTTCTTTGTCTACTACAAAGCCTATAATGACCTCTGTTTTGTTTGTTTGTTCATTGTTCTTTTTTCCACAAGAGAAAAATAGTAATGATAGTCCTAAAAATATAAGTGCTTTTTTCATTTTAAATGGTGTTTAAACGTTGTTTAAAAATAGCTCCTCGCCTTAGTGGATCTCCTATGGGCGTCCCCTTAGTGCCAGCGACCGAACTAAGGGCGGAGGAGCTTCTTTTAGCTACCGAGATAGCTAAAAGTTTATTCGGCTTCTTTTTTGACTTCGACAAAGAAGGTTTCGTCTTGCACGACTGATATACCTACTTTTGGGAAGAGGGTGGCTATTTGCTCGTCTTCACGGTCAGCAAGAAGCTTATCTTTAGCAGGCTCTTCGGTGAGGCGTACGTACTGGGGTAGAAACTCTTTGAGGAGGTTGGTAACAGCTCCCCAAGTGAAGCCTTTGAGAGTTTTGAGTTTTGGCGTGCCTGTGCGGAAGCCGATAGTTCCGTGAAGGCTGTCGAGAGACTTTTTCTTGGTGAAAAGGGTGTCGCGGTTCTCGAGGGCGTAGGCTTGTAGTACATCGAAGTTGTCATCTTTGATTTGCTGCAAATTAGTGATTTTGTCGGCGTACTTGTCGCGTATTTTGGTTACTTCTACATCAATAGTAGCATTGATTTTGGCGATTTCGGCTTCTGCCTTGGCATAGTCTGAAAATGAGGTTTCCATTTGTTCTTTGGTAACACCTGTTTGTACGATTTTTTTGGTTCTTGTTGCCATTTTTATATGATTTTTAATTGATTACTTTGTTATTTTCCATTTACTTCGGCTTGGTATAGGGGGTGTACGGCTAAGGGTAGCCATTGGGCGGTGCTGTCTTGCCATAGGAGTTCAAGGGTTTCGGGCTCGTAGCGAAAGGCTGGGGGTTGCCAGCGCTTTCGCTCTGTCCAGTCTTGTAACTTCTGCACTAAGGCGGGTACTTTGTCGGTTTTACCTGCGCGGTATTGGCAGGTGGCAAGCCGTTGCTCGAAGGTAAGCACTTGTAAAAAAGTGTCGAGGGCAAGGGCTTCTGTGTATGCTAAAAATCTACTATTCATTGTTTTTTTGTATTAGTTTGCCGTATTTTTTGAGGTCTGCCCACCAAGTTACATTATTGCCGCTAATGCCTTGAGGTAGATAGCGAATGGGGCGTTTTTGTTTTTTGGCGGTTTTGAGCAGCTCTTGTGCGTGCTCTCTGAGCTTGCGGTTGATGTAGTCGTAATCGCTGATTTCGTTAGGTTCTAATCTCATCTTGTGTTCGGTTTATCTTCGGTTAGTGTTAGCTTGGTGTTCGCTTCGAGCCGCACGGGCAGTTATTTTTTTGAGTAATATACTGGGGTAATATTGCAGGATATTTTCTGCGTAGATAGTGATGAGCAGGAGGACGTCGTCGGCATTGAATAGGGTGATGTCGTTGCCGTAAAGGCGTTCGATGGTTTTCTCCACCTCACTGTACCACTGATCGTCATACCAATTGAGTAGGGTATCGTGGGTGATGAGGGTTTTTAAGTGCAGCCCTCTACCTATGGCGGTGTTACATAGATTGGTGCACCATTCGTTGTAGAACTCATAGCGGAGGTTTTCGTACTGTAAATAGGTGAGCCCTAATTGGCGGGCGAGAGCGTGGCGATAGGTGATTTGTTGGGCTATTGTATTCATTGTTAGGGTGTTTTTAAGAGTTTAAAATCGCGTTCTTGGGCTTTTTCGGCTGAGATGAGATAGGGTTCTAACTCATTGGCTCCTGTACGTGTCTTTTCGATGTAGGCTCGGAAGTCTTTGACGAATATACGGTTTTGACTAAGCCAGTAGAATTTGTTGGCAACGGCTCCTTTGGGGTTTCCCTTACTATCGGTTTGTGATATGCCAATAAAAAGGGTGTTAGGAAATGCTTCTATGAGTTTGTTGTATAGGCTTGCGGGCTTGCCGTCGAAACACTCTTGTATACTGTCAATAAATACTATTTTAGGTTGTTGTGGACGGTCCAGGCGTAGCATCATTTTGTCTACATATTCTTTTTGTACGCTGTAGCGTTTTCGGTGCTGTTTGAGCCCGTAGCGGTCGAGGTTTTCAATGAGTGATAGGCTGCCACACTCTTCTAAGGAGTTGTATAGTACCTTTTCTTTTTGGCAGAGTTCTTTCATTAGCTGTAGGGCGTAGGTGGTTTTGCCGTGCCCTGAGTCGCCATAGATAAGGAGGCTGCCGCTTCGTTCTACCTTGCCGAGATGGTTTGCCCATTGGGGTGATAGGTCGATTGTTTTGTACTTTTTGCGCGCTAAATCTTCGTAGGTATAGGCGCGGGGTATGATTGTTTTTTCGTTATTTTCCATCATTGAGTTGTTGTAGGCGTTGCTTTTCAATTTCGGTGCGTACTTTTCTGAGGCTTCCTGCGGTGTTAGCGTACATTTGTGCAGGGCTGATAGTTGAGCCATTGGCTTGGCTTACTTGTGCTATTTGGCTGAGTAGGAAGGCTTCGATAGCTTCTTTATCAGAGGGTGGACTTACACGGCTATACTTGGAGCCATAGCGGTCGAATATTTCGGCATAGCCTACTTTTTTGATACCCTTATTACGGTCGATTTTAGCTTGTAACCCGTCGGCCCCCATCATATACCAACCGCAAACATATTCGGTGGCATTCCAAAGGCTTTTGAGTTCCAAAAAGGCGTGGTATTCGAGGTCGCCAGCTTCGTCTAATATCACTAAAGGGGTTTCAAGCTGTTTTAGATAGTAAACCAAATCTTCATACACTTCGGCATATCGTCCTGTATAGGTAATGCCAAACTCTTGTGCGATTTTGCGTATAAGTTTTTGTTTGGTTTTTACTTGTGAGCAGTCGATATATACGGCGTTTTTATTTTTGCTTACATATACTTTGGCGGTGTGTGTTTTGCCTATACCTGCACGGTCACATAGGATAGCCGAAAGCGAGCGTGTTTGGCAGGCGGTAAGCTGGCTGTATATGTACTGAAAGGTTTCGGTCTCTACGGTTACCCAAGGAGCCTCATCGCGGAGTTGTACTTGTAGTTTGCGGGCGATGCTTATCCATTTGGCATCGGATAGCACGCCATCGCGTTCGCCTTTCATTACACGGTTGTACTGGGCACCATTGATGCCAAGACTTTTGGCGTGATGGGTGTCATAGCGGTAGTTTTGTCGGTTTTCGGCAATTGCTTGTACGATTTTTTCTTTTAAAACTGTGGTTATCATAAGTCTAATAATGCTTTATTTATGGTTTCTACTTTTGTTTTGCTGTACTCTTGATAGTTGAGTGCGGGTGTCTCGGTGTAGTCTACTGGTGTGTAGTCTACTTCGGTAGCGGTGGGTATGGGCGCGGTGAGGCTTCCTAAGCGGTTGAGCTTTTGCACTGATTGGGTACGTACCATTTGGTCGAACTTGGTAACATAACTCATTGCTTCGGCATATTGTTGCTCATCGTGCTGAGTCCATTCGGCATTAGCACGGTTGAAGGTAGGCACAGGGCTACAGGTGCAGAGGAAGGCTCCGTTTTGGTATAGATACACTTCGGTAATGCCGTCCTTATTAGGCAAGTAATAGGCTTCTACTTGGTAGTTGTTGGGGGCTAATAAGGTAAGTACTTGTGGGTTGGGTAGTTGGTATTTTTGGTATTGTACGGTTACATACTGACTACGGCGTATGGTAGTAGTGGTACATTTGCCTATGTATTGGGCTAAAAGGGCTCGGTTGAGTTGTGGCAAATTAGGGTTTACGTTCTCTAAAAATACCTCCAAACGTGTCTTCCCAGGGAAGCGTTGTTGGTCGGGGTGGGGTTGGTTGTTGTATAGGGTTTGCTCTTGGAGTTCCATTGCTACAATATCATCATAAGAGGCTTTGGCTTCTTTGTAATTATTGTTGAACTCATCGAATATCTTTTGTTGTGTGGTTCGGTTACTATCACGGCGGGCATAGTGGCGACCTACGTTTTGGTGTCTGTTTTTCTCAATACCGTATTTTTTACCTCGTATCATTGTCTCGGCATACTTCTCTTGTGAGTTTGTAGGGTTACAGAAGCGTACAAACGGAAATAGGTTGTTAGCTTTCAGTAGCCCGTCGGCAAATTCTCCCGTTAGGTGTCGTTCTACTTCTATCTGCATTGGGGTGCCCAAGCCATAGGAGGTAGTGAACTGAAACATTGAGCGGAAGCAGTCTAAGAACAGCTGGGTGTCTTTCTTTTTGCTGTGTGCGATACCTATTAGGGCAGTGCTCATCACATCGTAAGCATAGTATGCCATTACTTTGGTGCCGTCGGGTAGCTTGGTGTGCATTATATCGCGGTCATCAAGGGTTATTTTACTCATTGAGTAGAGCGGTGCGTGGCGGTGAACGTGTGGGCGCAACTTGTGGCTAAAATCGTACTCTCCGTTGCGGGCTTTGGCTATGATAAGCTGATTTTCGGCTTTGCTAAGCCATAGTTTTACAGTGCTTTCAGATACTTCTAACAGGTTGCCATTCTCATCGCAAAAATCGTCTACGTTAAAGAGTTCGCCCGTAGCACGGTCAAAAAGTTCTATTTCGCCGTATAGAAACTGCTTGTAAATATCATATACCGAACTAATGTAAGGTTTATTAGGCATACAGCAGATGGATATAAATAGGCGTTCCATAGTAGGGGTTACTACCTTGGCGTTGTCGGAGCCTTCGCCCTTGTGAATGAAAGTGGCGTAACGCTCGGTAAGGTACTGGTTATATTTGCGCTGTAGGCTTCGTGGGTTGTTAGGTAATGAGAAGCTCCACTTTTCGGGGTTTAGCGCATTCACTGCTTCGCTGATGTTTTGCCATATTTGGGTTTTGCGTTTACCAAAGGCTTTGGCAGTGAGCGGACGGCTTTTAAGCAAGATTTCGATGGCACCCAGTATCATAGCGGAGGTGGCTTTCTCTCGCTGTTGTGAGAGGGGGAGTGATTTGCCGTTAGGTTTGCGGTGCTCAGCAAAGAAGTTGATAGCTTCGGGGTCGGGCACGATGTACTCTTCTAATACATTGGTAACGATGTGAGCCTCTTCGGGCTTGCCGAGCATACGCACGCAAAATTCTTTTGTATTCACACCTTTCACTACGGGGAGGCTATCAAAGGCTACCCACGCTTCATTACCTTGCCCTTTGCCTGCTTGGGTAACTTGGAGCTTACCACGCTGACTGTACGATTTGTAGGTGTTGTAGCTCATTACTTTCCAATCGTCATACAATAGGCGTGCGGGGATAGATAATATGTTATTTTGGAATGCGTACATAGTTTTGTTTTTTTGGCGTTTGCCTTGCTCCCCAGTGCAGTTGCGAGCTGCGCTTAATGCTGTTGGTCATACCAACCACTGGGGAAAACAACAATAAAATCAAAATATAAAAAACGTGATGTGGTGTTATTAGTGGTACTTCACTGGCTTGTGGTACTCTATTTTTTCTCTTTTTACGACGATACCTAAGAAGGTTGTGCGTATCTCTCTGCCGATAATGAGAAAGTCCTCATTAATTAGGTAAATGGTTTTTACTTTCATTTTAAATAGGGTTTAAAAGGTTTTTAAATGCTTCCCAAGGCGGTTGCGAACCGCTGCAAACTTTCTTGCCGTTGGTCGTACCAACCTTGGGAAATAATTACTAACTTTGTGGCGTCTAATTTTAATTTTAGTAATTATGTTCATTAGAATTACAACCACACTGGAAGGTGAATTTTTAGTGGTGAATACTCACCATATTATCACCGTAAGAAGAGGAAGTGACTTTTGTATGATTACTCTCATTAATGGCGAGAAAATCTATACTAATGAGTCTTTTGAGTCTTTAATGAATAGGCTCTCCTCTAAATGATAGTTACTAAGTTTCTATCTTTGGGGTATGCTGTGCAGTATGCCCCTTTTTACATTCCTAAAGAGCTTTCTTTCTTAAATATGAGTAACCCTAAGAAGCGGACTGTTTTTATTACTTTACGCTCTTTTTTCTCTTCACTTTCTATGAGCACTACTTGTGTTTTTACTTGTATCATTGTATTATTCATTTATGGGTTCTAAACATTCTACGTCGTAGATACCTACACTGTTATCGGCAAAGGTTATAATGCCTAATGTATAATCTTCATAGGTGCGTATATCGGTTAATTTGCCTACTTTTCCTTTTTTACCGTAAGGGTCTGTGGTGATAAAAGGTGATACTCTTACTTTGTTTCCTACTTTCATAGCTTAATCATTTAAAAATTCTTTTACTTTCTTTTCAGAAGGGGCAATCATACTATGATAGTCCTTTCTGATTTTGTCGGCTGAGAGGCTTGTGCGCTCGCCGCTTACACACTGGCGAATGTATCGCCCAGAGAAACCGTGTTTCTCAATTAATGCATTTATTACGCTTGCATTGTACTTGTTATACTTTTTTTTCTTACTTTTGTCCATTGTTACTTATTGTTCCAATTCTGGCGCAAAGGTATGTCAAAATTTTATCGCTACAAAATATTATGGACAAAATTTTAGCACCTATTAAACAAAGAATACTTCAATTTGTTGATTATAAACAGATTGAGAGGAAAAATTTTTTCGGCGAATTGAATGTTGCCACTTCAAATTTTAGAGGAAATGCTCTTTATAGCGAAGTAGGAGGTGATGTTATCGCCAAAATTTTGTCAAACCATCCTAAATTAAATGCAGAATGGTTGCTCACTGGAAATGGCGAAATGCTTAAAAGTGAAGGGGCTACAGAAGTAATAAAGACACCTCGTGTAGAAATTATTGAGCCTATAAAGGTAGAGGGGCGTAGTTTAATGCCTAAAGTAGTCGTAGTAGATGATGACGATAATGACCGTATTCCATTAGTTTCAGTAAAAGCCCAAGCGGGCTATCTTGAGGGCTATGATGATAGCAATTACATTGAGGAACTACCTACATATAGTCTTCCTGAAATGCGAAATGGCACATATCGTATGTTTCAGGTCAGCGGTTTTTCTATGTATCCCACCTTACAGGATGGTAGCTATGTAATAGGTAAATTTGTTGAAGATTGGGAGTGGTTGGGTGATAATAGGGTATGTGTAGTAGTCACAGAACGCGATGGGGTAATCGTAAAGAGGGTAACAAATAGAGCAAGAGAAAAAGGGTTCCTTTATTGTAAGTCTGATAATAGAGATTACAAACATATTAAGGTAATGTTAGAAGATATAAAAGAGATATGGGAGTGTCAAGCTCATATATCTTTTGAATTCCTTGACCCAGTTACCAACTATCAGAAAATTGCAGAACTTGAAGTGAACTTATCGGAATTGCAGGACAAGGTGAAAAACTTGGAGACACAACTATTGCCCGCACATACATAATATATAGAGGAAAATGGAATAAAAGGTGTAGAAAGCGGGTATTTGTGCAGGAGAAACTATACCCTTTTTGCTTGTTTTTAATACAAAATGCTAAAAATCAGTATTTTATATAAAAATAAACTTTAAAAAGCACTACAATACACCCCCCTTTACTCTACAAAAAAGCCCATTGGTTGCACTAAAAAGAATATACAACCTACTTTACTACCCTAAAAATAGCCCAAAAGTGCACCCCTAACTGCACCCCTAAGTGCACCCCTAATGCTAAAAATAGGGTGTTTTTAGTCTTTGCTGGGTGAGTGTCTTTTGTGGGTATTTTCTGGCCCTCTGGAGGTGGCTTTTTGGTAGCTATAAGACACAAAAAAACGCCCAAAAAGGGCGTATTTATAAGGTTTTTGGCAATTATAGAGGTATATATGCCTGCCAATAGTAATTACTTCTATTTAAATGGTAGTTATCGGGTAATTACTCGGTAATTAAATGGCAATTAAAAGTGGTTTTTTGTACGTTTTGTTTTACCTGCCTTTTTGGGCTTTTTTATTGTAACTACTTGTATTTTAAGGATTTTAGGGCTTTTTTGATTATGATAGTATTGTATATTTCATATTACTGCCTATAAATATAAATTTTATCCAATAGTTTTATTTCGTAATAAAATTAATGTAAAAGACTATTATTGGTTCAATTTCTATGATGATATTTTCCAATATATAGATATGAAAAAATCCAAATTCATACTAGAATGGAGAGATGTCATCCAAGAATTCTGTTTTACATCAAAGGAATTTTATTTAAGCAAAGAACAAGAAACCTTTGGAGATTTTGAAAAAAATCTTATCATTAAAGAAGTTTACCTATTAAATTCTTTTCCTAAATATGATATATTTCATTTTGAGGGAAGAAATATTATATCCGAAAAACTATTGAATGCTTTTCAAGAAAACAATATAACAGGCTATGAAGTATCAGAATACGATGTTCTGAAAACGGAATGAAAATTTAGGTGATACCCAATGGATATTTGCAAGAACAGATAATATTAGAGACCTTAATATTCTAAAATCAAAAGTATTACAAGCTCTTAAAACAGCTGACGGAAAACCTATTAAGGAGTTAGAAAAAATTTCTACAGAACAAACTAAGAAATTATTTCCTGAATTTAAAGATGTTATTAATAACAATAATAAAAATAGATTTCTTTTAGAAAAACTAAATGAAGATGATTTCTTTAAGAAAATTTTCCAAATAGCAGAATAATGTATAAAAAGAAAAATAAAATAGAGGCTACATACTTTATTTGTAAGGAAAATAAAATATTTGTCTTACAAAGTGATAGAAGTTTTCTCTATATATATGACCTATCCTCTATGCTTTTATTAAAAATAATAAACGTCAATTATGGTGGAGGTTTATATGATTTAGGGGATGTAATTATAGATGAACATTGTAGAGGTGTTTCTATTAAGGATTTAACCTTAATAGATTTCTTTCCTAACGAAAAATATTATTATTCAGTTTCTAATAAGGAGTCAATGATAGTAAGATTTTTTGTGGAAGAATTTAACGTAATTTTTTTCTTAGCAAGAATAACAAAAAATATTGTTTTAATAGATAAACAATTAAATCTGTTAGGACAGATACGTTTTTTCACGGATTCCTTTTTGGTTACAAATTCTAATATATATATTTATGTATATAAAAAAAATGACTATTCTTTACTAAGGCAACAAAATATTCAAGATTTTTTTCCTGAGGAAGAAATAGAGATATATTCTGTGCATCCTTATAAAAATACCTTTATAGTAATTGCTAAAATGGGCATTGTTTGTCTTTCTCAAAAGGATGGTTCTCTTATTTGGAAGTGTGATCATTATGCACGGACTATGGAAATTGTAGGACATTATGGTTATGTGTGTACCAGCTTGTCTTTTTATCGTGTTGATTTAGATACGGGAGAGTTCTATAATTATAATAGAAAATATTCTCGTTTGCCTGATTTTGAGTATAATGGAGAGAATCATTGGCCTTCAGGTCATAAAGTAGTATACCATAATGGCTTGTTGTGGTATGATGTCTACACTTCAAAGCACCCTTTTATAATAGCCATAGATCCTGAAACAGCAACATATCAATGGATTTATGAAATCAAAGATACTTATGAAGATATAGAAGAAATACGATTTTATGACAATAAAATGTTTGTTACCGATACAGGCTATAACCTTTTTATCTACGAAGAGGAATAGGGTAACTATTGAATGCTTTTATAGAAAACAATAACAGGCTATGAAGTATCAGAATATGATATTCTGAAAATGGAATAAAAATCTAGGTGATACCCAATGGATATTTGCAAAAACAGCTGACGGAAAACCTATTGAAGAGTTAGAGAAATTGTTTGAAGAACCCAGTGGCTTTACAAGAAAAATATCAAAATGGTTGAAAGTAGATGATATTTCTTCAGAAGCCTTTTTGCAATGGTTGGATAACCCAGAAAATTTTAAAAAAATATTTGAAATTGTGAATTAGTTATGTATAGACAAATTGAAAAATGGGAAAATATATTTAGCTATTTTTATATAGACGGAAAAATATATGTTAAAACAGAAGAAAATTGTATATTAAAAGAATTATCTTTAACAGGAGAAGTTCTCTGGGAATCAGAAGAGACAGAGATTAGGTACAATTATGTAAACAACGATGTGATTATCTTCAACTTAGAAAGTTTAGAAGATAAATATACATATGATAGAACATTTATATATGATAGAAGAAAAAAAACTTTGATTTTCAAAGGGGAGATAAAATTAATTTTGTATAAGGAAGAATGTTTTGATGGGAATATATTATATAGTAGTACAAATGAAAATATTATTATATTTGATATATTGAAAGGGGAAATTCTAAAGAAAATAGATAAACCAATTATAGGAGTAACACTCTTAGTGACAGAAAAATATGTTATTAAGGGATATGATCCATATATTTATATATATGTAAAAAGTGACTATTCTTTACTAAGGCAACAGAATATACAAGACTTTTTTTCTAAGGAAGAAGAAATAGAGATATATTCTGTGCATCCTTATAAAAATACCTTTATAGTGATTGCTAAAAGGGGCATTGTTTGTATTTCTCAAAAGGATGGTTCTCTTATTTGGAAAAGTGATTACTATGCACGGACTATGGAGATCGTAGGAAACTTAGGCTATGTCTGTACAGGGCTCTCTTTATATTGGGTGAATTTAGATAATGGAGAAAAGTATGGTTATGGAAGAAAATACGATCGCCTACCTGATTTTGAATATAATGGAGAAACATACTGGCCTGCTGGTCATAGGGTAGTATATCATAAAGGATTATTATGGTATGAAGTCTTTATATCTGGATACGCTTTTATCCTTGCCATTGACCCCGAAACAGGCGAATATAAGTGGATTCACAAGGTAGAAACCTATGAAAGAGTTATGGATATAAAGTTCTATGATGATAAAATGTTTCTTCTGGACTCCGGAAATACGTTGTTTATCTATGAGGAAAAGAATTAGCTCTAAACGCCTCTATTATTGAAGTACATCAGATAATACCTTGTGAGACAGGAGGACAACATATCAGGGAAAATGAAGGAAATTTCTATATTTTTAGAGATTCCTATAAATAATACATATGGGGGGGTACTTATAATAGTGAAACACATAATGACTATAAAGGATGAAATACCAAATAAAATTAAGCATTTTTATTAGTTTTCTACTTATAAATTGTAGTGTTAAAGAAACTGAGTTTGAAATTATCTGTACAAAAAAAGTAAGTAAAGAGTATTCTTATAATTCTATAGGTTTTATAGAAAATAGCTACGGAAAGTTAAATATAAAAACCATTTCTCACTACGATAAGGAAGGAAAGTTAAAAGAAGTTTTTTGGAATAGATCTAATGGTTTTTTGAAATATACATTGTCAGAACTAAAAAATGATGTAGCCTTATTAAATAGCTTTGATATTGATACTATATATTCCGATAAAAAATATGTCAGTTATATAAAAGAGAAAAAGAATGATACTATATTTTATTTATCTAATGATGAAGTAATTATAGAGATAAAGAAGAAAGGATTAGATTAG